CTATATACTGATAATATTTACATAAAGATTGCGTCTACGGCTTTGGTTTTATTCATGCCATCTTGGATATTCAGAATAGGCCATCTTAATCTGATGTCGCACTTCCTGATACTGTTTGCAATTTACCTTTGCATATGCAAGCAGACCAAGTATCACGGAGTGAAGTGGGCCATGCTGATATCTCTGGCATGCCTTATTCACTTTTATATAGCCATGATGGTGATGATATTTTGGGGTTTCAGTGTCGTTGCCAGATTCATTTACATTAAAGACAAACGAAAATCTCTATGCTTTGAATGCATTGATATAGCCATTCTGGTGGCTGCTTTACTCTTCATGAGCGGATACTTTACAGTTAGTAGCGTTTCTCCCGGTGGCTATGGGTCTTTTAACAACAACCTTCTTTCCCCGCTGATGCCTGCTGGCTGGTCCCACTTCTTTAACATTCCTGGGATCGGGTCAACAGGATTCGAGGGGTTTAACTACTGGGGCGTTGGATACCTTCTTGTGATTTTAGCAAGCCTGCCATGGACAATTAGATTATTGCCAAAGTTTTTGTCAGGTCAGAAAAGGCTTGCCATTGGCTTATCAATTTTGACATTCATTTTGATTTCAACCACGAATCATATCTCTGTTGGCATGGCTGAATTCAACATACATCTGCCCGAAAAAATGGTTGAAAAGCTTTCTATATTTCGTGCATCTTCTAGATTTTTCTGGCCGGTAACTTACTGTGCCATAATTTTCTCAATCATAGCTTTAATCAAGAATGTAAGGCCTTCTTTATCTGCTGCAATTATTGCTATCGCTGCGGTCATACAGATTACAGACACAACGGATGGATATGCTAAAGATAGATTTTATTTCTTTACTCAGCCAAAATTTGTCAGTCCGTTAAACAGCGGTTTATGGAGTGACATCATCGTTAGTCATCCTTCAATCAGGTATGTTCCATTCATGAATCAGGGCGAGAACTGGAAGACTCTGGCGTTACTGGCTCATGATTTCGGCGTTCCAACAGATGCTGTTTATATGGCTCGAGTTGATGAAAAGAAAGCAGGTAAGATGAACAGCCTTATTCTTCGCTCACTTTCAAACGGCTCGTATGATAGAAAAACAACTTATGTGATAAGTGATGACTATGTAGATAAGATTCGACTGAAGGATGGTGACAGGATCATAAAAATCGATGGATTCAATGTTCTTGCATCAGGATACCAAGGTTGCCCAAGTTGTCATGTTGTTAAAGATGACAGCCAGAATAACCCTTCATATTCTTTGCTGGAAGGATGGTATGACTATGATGGGGGCGGTGCGTGGAGTAAAGGAGGAAGGTCTTCTTTAGTTGTTACGCGCAGTAAGGGTGACAATGCCGTAGTGTTATACTATAACGCATATGTTACTCCAAACCATCCTGCTCAGAGGGTGAAGGCCATGATCAACGGCATTAAGGTACTTGATAAGGAAGTTAGATCTTCAGCTTTAGTTAGGGATGAGGTTCCTATACCAGCTATCGTTGACGGTGAATCAATGAATATTGATTTTGAATTCCAAGATGCAATATCACCGCATGATCTTGGCATTAGTGAAGACAAAAGATCTTTCGCGATTCATCTAAACAGAGTAGAAACAAACTAACAAAATAGCCCCAGAAGGGGCTTTTTTGCTAAATGTAGTAAGACAGGTTGATATGGAAGCCAGCCGAACTTGCCGCAGTAACAAGAAAGATGTTTCCTGACGTATTAACACCAATGGATATGTGAGAACCGTCAGTGTTGCATTGAGCAAATCGCTTTTCAGCTGCCGGGCGTAAAAAAGTCGGCAAGCCACTAAGGATGGTCGTCGAAGCCGCAACAGTGCCTCCGGTTATCGAACCGGTAATTGTTACCTGACCATCAGCAGATACAATATAAGCAGGCGATGTTGTTGCCACCCCGCCGTTTGCGATTGTCAATCCTGTAGCTACGCCGCTGAACGTGTTCCAGGTATTGCCGGCAGTATTGTAAGTCCTTATTCGGTTTATACTCGCCGCCGCCGCAAAGTTATGGTTCATCTGTAATGCTGGACCATCTACTGCACGAAGAGTAATCACGCTGCCATCTGTCGGGTAGCCATCTGTCGGAGTTCCGCGATATACATTCAGCCCGAACTGATAGTTAAGTGGGGTTACGGAAGCCTGCGGACGCCCACTTATGGAGCCGCCATTGATGAAGTTATTCGTATTGAACGGCGCAATGCTACTTCTGTTGAAGAACGTGTCGATGAATTTACCCCAAATCCATGACTGACCCAGATTCATTGGATGGATGCCTACCCCAGACGCAAGAGAAGGTGGCGCATCCAGCACTGTGCCAGCAAGACCATAACTGTCAGGCATCATGCTATAGGTGTCAAAATATGCACACTGATAATCCCTAGCAGCTCGCACATAGATATTTCGCAGTTGCTCATACCAGTATGCGTTACGGTTGTTCGGGCTATCATTGGTGCTGTTAGGACCTACGAGAATTATGGAAAGATTCGCAAGCGCGCCATCAGTCAATGCGCGAATGCCAGCGAGCTTGGACCTTAAGGTCGTAGTGAAGTAAGTAAGCCAGCCGGTCTGGTCTGCCGTTACCTCCGTCATTAATGCCATACTTGATGATGAATACATCTGCAGATGGGACAACGTCTGGGATAGCATTCATATCATTAATAGAGCTGCCACCAAGCCCATGGTTTACGACATTAACGTTTGGGATGCCTACTTTGGTTAGCTGATCGCGCAGATAAGCATCGGTTTTAAAGCTTGGGCTTTCTCCGTTATTTCCTGCAATCGTGCTGTCACCAAACAAAATGATGTTCATGGTGGCATTAACGCTGGCCTGCCAGCCACTCATTGAACGGCGCACCCGCGGGGGCTTTAACTCTATCTTTTGGCAGCCCCGGAACACGCTGAATCTGGACTATTGGCATACTGATAAAACTCCACGTGCGTAAATAGTTTTTTTATTGTTCGGATGCTGTCTGAGCGCACATGTCCACTCTCTCCGCGACTGTGCAAGGCCCGGCCATCAATAGTCAGTCCGACGTGAACAGGCTGAGTACCGTACCAGGCAATAAAGATTCCGTGGTCGCTGAAGATATCCGTTTGCCTCCAGTAAGCGACCTCGCCCGTAAAGCATGTCAGGAAGTCGGCGCCAGATTCGTAGTCAGGCTGATGGTGAATCTCTGTGCCCAGCACATGACGGTAGTAGAGAACTACCAGCGCCCAGCAATCCATAGCCTCAAAGTTGCATGACCTGTCACGCCATGGAACCCCGGTCACCTTCTTGATGAACTCAGCTTTAAGCATTTTGAAGCCCCGGAAATTCTTCTGGTGTGTACAGCCGTCCAACGTTGTTATTAAGCGGATTTTTAAGCGTCAACGTAACGGTGACATCGTTCTGATCCATGCTGACGTCGTTGACGTACAGCGTCCATGGCTTGAGTGGCGTGTTCATATCCGCCGAATCAAACCGCTGGTATGTGGCAGAAATTGGAGTGATGCGCGCATACCCCCGCCAGAGCTTAAGTTGCTGCTTAAAATCCTGTGCAAGACGACTGAATTTGACGCTGCAATCGATAACAGGCGTGCTGCTCTGCTGGCTTTCATTGATTTCCATGCGGCACGGCGTATAGATTTGGCCGACAAACGTTTTGGGGAACACCTGCTTATCTACCAGCCTGATATAGCCGAATGTCTGGTTATAGAACGTCAGCGTGTCGAACAGCACCCGATTTGGGCGCTGGCTTTTGAACTCTCTGAAAGTCGGCATTAAGGCACCCTTGGTAATGATTCCTTATCCCGTCTGTCGGGATAACCAGTGACGACAATGTCCAGCCAGCTACCCCATGGCGGCGGAAGCTCAATCAGAATGTCATCAAATTCGTCATCTGAGTTATTCAGCTCTCTGGCAATTACGCTTCCTGTCCATGTGAACACAGACCCGCTCTGGTTCCATGTTGGATAAGCGGTAAAATGAAGCTCCTGGACTTCCAGTCCTGAATCGCCTGTCCCTGTCGATAGCCTCATGTTGAACCACTGATTACCGTTATCCAGATAGTTAGGACTGCGCAACCATTGATAAAATGCGCGATGCTGATCGCGTGTGAATATCCATGTCAGGCTGAATGAAGATTTAAGGTCATCAGTCAGCTTCTGGAATATTGGCTCACCCACCTGCGGTTGGTCAGTGCGGAACCCCGTATCATTGGTGACGTTTTTATTCGACTTCTGAGCCAGCGGGAGCCAGTTAGGATAATCAATAGCCATTATTCTGTAGCCCTCGCTGATGCTGTTGTGTTGCGGGTGATAGCCTGCCGGATTGGTCCACCCTGGTTTAGGTCTGCAACGATGACGTCAATAGTTAGCCCGCCACCTGTGTTACTGGCCTGAGCATCAACAGTGGCGCTGGTATAATTCTGGATGTTGATAACCACACCGCCTGAACCGCCTCCTGATGACGTCATTTCTTTGTTGCTAATCACTGAGCCGTTATCGCCAGGTATCATGTACTGCTTGCCGCTACTTGCCTGGTAGATTTCAGGCATTCCACCCTCACCAACTTGGTACATTGAGCCTGAGCTGACAGGCCCGCCGTTTTTGCGTTTACCTGCAACGCCCATAGCCAATGCACCAAGAACCGCACCGATACCTATCGCTGCCGCACCGCCAAATGACCCTATTGAGGCTACAATGGCGGCAGGCGTCCAGGCTGCGACAGTCGTTGCTGCAGCAGCTGTACTTGCCGCCGTTGTGATAGCCGTTCCGGCAACAGATGCCGCTGTGGTTGTAGCAACAGCAGTTGTTTGAGCGGCAGCCCCCATGACTGAGGATTTAACCCACTCAGCGCCCATCTGTATGAAAGAGTTAATCAGGCTGTTGATGGCATTGCTGGCGAGTGACTGCATGGCCTCCTGGGCTGTCATGCTGCCAGTAACCATTCCGGTGAAAGCATTGGATGCATTGCCGGCCAGAGAATCAAACGACGCGGCAACTGCTTCGTTGCCGACACTCTGATTGCGCCACATCGTCCACATTGCAGCTGTTCGCTGCTGGTCGTACTGTGTGTTTAGTGAATTGCGCAGGGCGAGGCTTTGCTGTTCGGTAAGAACCTTTTGGTTCTCGAACTGCTGGATGAGCGCTAGTTTCTGCGCATTCTCATTGGCAAGCTGCTGAACTGGATCGACAGTGCCTGCGGCGGCCTGTTGTGGCGTGACAACCTGCTCAGAACGTATTTTCGCGAGGTTGGTCTGGTGCTGCTGCTCCAGTTGCTCAGCAGTAGCGTTATATTGCTCCTGACTGATTTTCTTCGCGGATAATGCAGTCTGCAGGTCCGCTACATCCTGCTTATAGCTGGCATCTGCCTTTGTTTCGGGGAGAAGCTTTTCAGCTGCCGCCTGGGCCCAGATCGCATTTCCTGTATCCCACTTGGCTGCGGCATACTGCCCGGCAAGTTTGATATCGTTCTGCGTTGCCGCGCTACCCAGTGACTGTTGAGCCGTGAGGATTGCCTGCTCTCTGCTGAGTTCACGCGTTGAATCGCCAGCGAGCTCTGACTGCTGCTTCAGATTAGCCAGTTTCTGCGCTATTGATTCAGCCTGATTCTCGGCTTTCTTTCCGGCAGCCAGTCCGTCCTTAGTTTCTTTGTTCCTGGCTGCTTCTGCAGCCTGAAGATCGTATTGCGCCCCAGCTAATTGGCCTGCTGCATTTACCTGATTCTGATTGCCGCCTTTGTCTCCGGCCTCCATGCGGGCTTTGGTAACTGCGCGGAGACGCTTGTCGGTGATGGCAAGTAGAGTGTTTTCATCTTCCAAATCTTTGTTATATGCATCAGCTTTATCGCTGCGAGGGATTTCAAGACTTGTAGAGTTGAATTTATCCTTTGCGCGGCTGGCAAAATCTATTGCGTGCCCGAATTGATTCATCAGCCCGCTAGCCACGCCAGCAGCGTCACCGTCACGCTTCAGTAAGTCGATTCCCTGAGCAAAGGTGCCATTCATCAGAGCGCGGAGAATGCCGGTTTTACTGACAGTCTGGCTAAGCTTTTCTTGCGCTGATTCGTTCTGCGCCAGCAACTGAGTGTGCTCACTTTGGACATCAGCAAGC